TTAATAGCCATGATGTTTCTCCAAATGTGTAATAAATAATGTTTAATCGTTACTAAAAGAATGTTATGTCTAATAGAACAATACTAATATATGAATTTAATGTTTAATAAGCAAGCAATTTTTTTATTTCTATAAATAAATATGGGAAATCCGAAGATTCCCCATTTTATCATTTATTGTAGTTCATCAATTTTTTCAATCTTTTCACAACACCTTCTGGCATTTTTTCCACATTGAATGTGTTGGCAACCCAATCGGGTGCATCATCAGTTTGAGGCATAACATCACGCTTTGGAGCACCTGCAACTGGTGGACTTTGTTTCTTCAATATCTCCACATTACCCCAAATGTAATCCGCAATCGCTTCTGGTGTATCGCCCTTTCCGTATTTCTTAAATACTTCAACAACTGGGTCCTGTATGTTATCAATTACATATTTTTTCAATTCACTCTCACCAACTGTAAAAAGATTTACACCGCCACCGGCTGCAGTTGGAACAGTTCCGGTTTGAGCAGCGATACCAATTTGTGTTGCTTTAAGTGCTTCGAGCGGTTTTTTAATATCTGTTAAATCAATAGCTTTCATCTTCGCTTCTGGATTTATACAGAATACTTGTGACCAACGATGATGTCCGTCAATAACAAACTTACCACCGCCACCAGTTACTATCGATCTACCACCGGGAGCAACAACACCGCCTTTCAAATTTGCCTCTGCACTTGCAGCATCTTTCAATGGATATGCTAATGATTTGTCCATAACAACTTCATTTTGTGTTGGTTGTAAATCTGTGCAAACCGGAGTAATTGCAGATGTTTTAACAGGTGCAGTTCCAGATAATGATTTAATTGCATCAACAAATTTAGGATCCTTTATGTTATCACCCAATTCTTTTACAAATGCAACATAATCTTTTTTAAGAATAGTTTTCAGTTCTTCTTGTGCCTCATCTTCATTGAGTTTCACTTTAACTTCTTTAACTAATTTTTTCAATGAATTTTTCATTAGTAATCTCTCTAAATTGTATTAACAAATTCTTCTTGTATTTTAAGTTCTTCTGCAGATGCTTGACCAGTTTTACCCCAATCTGGAAGAACAGACATTATATGAAATGACTTAGCACTTCTAACATCTTTCATCCACTTTCCTGCCGTTGGATTGTCTTTATGTTTTAATATGTTTACATGATTTGCACCAGGAAAAACATATAATGGCATACCACTTTCTTTAGCTAACATTACAGAGTGTTTTAGTGGAACTATATTGTCACTACCACCATGAATAATTGCACCGTTTCCACTAACTTCCGAACCAGTTAGAGTTACAGTTGGCCATTGTCTATTCCATGCAGGAGCAACAAGGTAAACGGTATCTGGCTTTTTCGCACCCATTGATAATGCCTGCAGTAGTATTGCTCCACCGCGCGAATAAGCAATCAATGTGCTCAAGTTTTCTTCATTCAAATAAGTAATTGCCTTTTGAATATCATCATCAGTTACTTTAGTTGAATCTGAAAAGGCAGGACATCCAGTATCTTGATCAGGACTTGTCCATTCCACATTACAGGTATCAACTCTCATATCTTGTGGTTTCATTCCGAACCCGTGAAAGGCGCCCTTCTGTATTCCCATTTCCCTCAATATATCTATTAGTTTTATCATACAACAATTTATCTATTTGATAACAAATGTGTTCTAACAATTTCTTTTATTTTTTTACGAAGTTTATTTTTCAAACGTTCTTGGACTTTAACATCTTTTTCGGCAGAAGAATCTTCTTCTGGCTCAACATTGTTATCAACTTCTTCTTGAATTTTTAATGAAATTTTCTCGGCAACATGATTCAATTCGGATAAAAAAAGTTCAATTACTTTATCATCTTCATCGGTTAATCTTCTTTTGATATAACCAGATATTTTTTCTGTTAATTTTTGAATTTCTTTTTCATGGCGTTCCTTGTCTTTTTCAGCATATGACATTTTTTTCAATGTATTAACTGCCTTGTAAAGAGCCACTAAACTCGAATTATTGTAAAATCTAGCGGAAATAGATTTTAACGGTTCTTTTCCTTTCTTGTAATTATCGGAAGACAGTAATTTCTTAAACCAAGACTTTACTATTGAAGGGCTTTCATTTGGAAACAAATATGTTATATTCCCTTTACTCTTTTCTATAACAGACACCGCGTCAATCAATACAATGTATGTGAATGGGCTTATAGCAGCTTCTTGGATTGATTCTTTTATTATTTTTCGTTTCATATTTTACTCACGGTATTAAAGTTATTTTTGAATCTCTTTGAATTAGATATAAACTTATACTTGTTTTTTTGTTAAAAAAATGCAATTTACCAGATATTGGTTTTTTATATTCATAACCTATGGACTTTAACGCATCTATTATTTCGTGTTCTTTATATTTCGATACATCTATAACATTATCTGGAAGCATTGAAATATCGGTCAATTTCTTTTTTAGATCTTCAAATATGCCATCAAAACCACTTGATTCAGTTACAATTCCTTTTGTTATGAATGTATCTACAAGTTTTTTTGTAATTTCTTTTATTAAAGTTTCTTTTTTAATTTTATGTTTCATTTTTGCACTTAATTTATTGATTATACTACATAGTAATAAATATATTTTTTTAATAAATTACCAGCTATAAACTTTAACCAAGAAAATTTTTACTACACGGAATCCTTCTTTATTCTTCAATAAAGCAGAGTTTCTATATCTTTCCCATTCGATAGGGTATTTTTTATCGAGAATACCATTATTTAGATTCATTATTAGTTCATTGAGAGCATTTATAGTATAAATGGTATTTGTTTCACGTTTTTGATGAACCATTATTGAATTTGGTAGAAATTTTTTATATGTGTCCATCACTATATTATAGGAAAGGATATAATCATCTTTTATTTCAAAAGATTTCAAAACAAATATCTTATTATTTAATATAGAAAAATTTGATGTTATATCTTCAATACTTTCATCAAGTTTGTATTTTTTAGTAAAGGTGCATACCAATTGTGTCTTCAATACTTCTCTCTCGTTTTTTATCAAATATCGTCACTATTATGTGGATTATTTGCATCTATTGGTTTTCTTCTTATTTTTGGTTTACTATTATTTTTTTCAAAGTAATCCATCATATGTTCGACCATTTTATCATCTTTTATATTTTCCATTAAAAGTTGTTTTAATTCATAAAGATGATAACGATCCTTGAAACTTGGAACAGATACGCCAATTCTTCTACTCCATTCTTTTGCAATTTCAAAAAAGTCCATAAGTAAAAACCCTTTCAATGTATTTAATAATCACTCAATATAAATATGTTTCTAAATTTGTTTAATGTGTCCAAAGTCATCACCAGAGTAAATTTTTACTGACATATTATCTGTCTCAAATGCAGACTGTAATATATGAATTAAATTCATTTCTTCTGGATGAATATCAAAAATAAAGGCATCATATAGATACATCATAAACACAGACTTCTTATTCTTCAAATGTGGCAAAATACTTTTTATCTTACGGACATTATATTCCGTTTCTAATGATTGAAGAACATAGTTGAATACTTTATTTGGTGTTGCATCTTGAATATCACTAAATCTTTTTTCATAAAACCAAGATTTCACTAACCCATCAGTTTCATATAGAGAATACATTTCATCTATAAGTGCTTGAACTGATCTGAAGAAAGTGTGGTTCATAAATTCTGGAGTTATTGTCCCATATATGTTTTGAAATACCTTTCCTTTGAATTGATCATAATCAATATCCATGTGTAAATCATTTTGTATTTGTTCGTATGGATGATATTCAAATTGATAATCTAATATCTTTGCCAGAAGTTTAATATGAAATGCATCATAATCAAATTGAACTATCTTACCGTCTTCAAATCTTGAACGAATTTTATCTCTACTACCATCTTTCTTATTCATTGCAGAAAAATTAAAACCATCCCAAGCATTACTTGGTCTACCAGTTGCCGTATACCACATATAGTTTTGTTTCTTGGTTTCATCACCGACAAGAATATCGTTCTTTTCTATTTCATGGAATACATTTATGAAATCATTACAATAATCAATACAATTTTGATCAATAGGGTTTTCTATGTAAACTCTCATAACATATTTTGCAATCTTTCTCGCCCATTCAAATTGTTTTGAAAGTGGTATGACTTGGCCTAAATCTTCTATCTTGTAAAATTTTTTTGCAAGTATTTCCATTCCTTTTGGATAAAATTCATGTGGGTTGATGTGGTCTGATATGTAGTAATGTAGATATGAATTTACATCAATTCCATCGGTTATATTGTTATACACTAATGTCTTTTTATTGAATACAAGGGTTTTGGAATGTAAATGAATATCTTGTAAACTAATATCACTATCAATTTCATCTGGATGTGTAAAGTTGATATATTGTTCTTCTCCATCAGTAAATAAAAAATACATACCGATAATACTAACATCAGACGGGTGTTTGTTTGGGTTGCTTATGATTGGAATGCAAACCGAAGGTTTTTGTTGGAATTTCATAGTATATTTTATTTTGAATATAGATAATCACAAATATACAAACTTTTTACATAATTTCAAAATAAAAAATTATTCATATATCGTTAATTCTCTAGGACTACGAAGTATTTTTTTGATGATCGGATATTTTGGACTATATTTTTCTATTATTCGCAAATTAGTATTTACTACACCAGGTTTAGTTAATATACCATTTATCAATATATCATATTCTGGTCCATTAACTTTCCATGGAATAACAACCAAACCATAAAGATATTGATTTATACCACTAGCATTTGTAATGTAGTTTGCAGATTGAGATTGATCTATTTCAAAAAAAACACGTCTTGGTTCATTTCGTTTGAATACAAAATACCGATTGATGTGTCCATTCTGCAAATCTTGATCCGTTAATTTACGTCTAACATATCTAGGTGCCCTATATTTGTAATACTGATCTCCGGTACCATCTTTTACTTTAATTCTGTCACCAACACTATCAACCATAAAATGCTTCAATTGATAGTATTTCGATTGTGATTCGGATAATGGTCTAAACCGTATTAGTCTTCTAGATCTCAACCCATCCCAATCATATCCGGAATATATTTCACCAGTTGTGTATCTATGATAAAAACCAACATATTCTTTGAAATCTTGCATATACATATACTCGTTACCTTTCGTGAAAAGATTACGAATTATCTGGTCTTCTGGATAATATATTTTAAGTCTTGTTGCCATATTATTTCAATCTAGCCGCCGTATTTATAGTAGTTTCCCATGTTGCTGAATTTACACTATGACTTATTTTTGTTATGGTGAAAAACATTCTCCCAGCATAGCTTGACGGTAAAAGATTTGTTGATACGGCCTCACCAAATTCAAATCCTGATACACCATCAACTGTAACTGAAAAGTCCACCGGATAAAGAGCACTTTTCATCCAGGAACCATCAAATGATTTTCGCAATGACATCAACGCAGATCTATATGCATCTTCCCATTGTTTATTTATACCATAACTCATTGCTTCTTCTTCCAATTTAGTTATAGCTGCACCTGGACCAGGTCCTGGTGTTTGACCACTAACAGCAACATCAGTTTCTTGATTACCACCCCTAGCGGCAACAAATGCAGCAGTAGTAATTGGTCCAGGCGGTTTGCATGAAATAGAAACCGTTTTTATCATAGGTCTTCCTGCACTAGCAACAAATTTGAAAGGACCAACATCATCTTTGTAATTTGCATCTTCAACAGAAATAACTGCACGCGATACTCCAGGGCCACCACAACTATTACTGTCTTCTATTACAGTTGCATGCCAAGACCAATGATCGCCGGATGCCTCATTTATTCTTTTACATAATTCATTCAGAAATCCTAATATATTTTTTTCATTATATTTTGTTTGTTCTTCATTAAAAAATTTACGCCAAGTTTCTCTAACATAATCCACTCCCAAACAAACACTACCGATAGCTGCCCATTTTGCCGATTTTGTATATGGTGGTCTACCGAGTGCCTCTATTTTAAGTGTGCCATAATCAACTGGACCCCAGATTATTTCAGTTGGAAATGCAGATTTTAAGTGAGGATAACCGTCTGTTAAGTTGAATTTTATATCAACACGTGTTACATTACCTATTTTTGAACCCTGAAATTGATCATTTATGAAATCTTCTATTGATCCAAATTCAACAAACCAATACTTTTTAACAATAGGTTTTGTTATTTCTCCAGAAGTTCCACCAGGTGGCGGTGTTACTGTACCAGAAGATCCTGCTGTTCCAGAAGATCCGCCAATAGGTGGTATAACTTCGTCTTCTGTTGGTGGATCTGGTTGCCATGGAATACCAACGGCATAATAAAGCAGTTTTTCTCCGGAAGCAGGTGCTGGGTGTGTTAAAACTTGTCCAGCTTTTACTCCATATAATTCCTCTGGTGAACCAGGTGTAGGTGGTGGTGTTCCTGATCCACCACCCGATCCAGCTGTTCCAGCCGATATTGGATCTAAAACTGCCATATCTTGATCTATACATGTAACCAAATTAGTTCCAAGAATGGTTAATTGTTTAGGATCTAAAGGAGCAAATCCAGCACCAGAAGATGTTGCACTACCGGGTGCAGGTGAGGGTGTGGCTGGTGCGGGTGTGGCAGGAGCAGGTGATGGACCGGCGCCAGCAACTCCAGCAGGCGCGGATTTTTTATTTTGTGCACCTGGAGCACCAACAGATATTGTTGCAGCAGTAACACATTCAACTGTAGCACTAACTGACATATCTTGTTGAACCGACCAATTAAAACTGAATATAATTCCACTAAATGCAAATCTAGATGCACAAGCTGCTTTTGCATAAGCAGACCATCCAAATGATATTGATACATTTTTTCCAGGAACAAAATAAGCCCCTTCAATTGCACCCAATGCCATTGAACTCATATTAACTTCTGGATATACTGTAAACGAGAATGAACCCTTTATCAATGATCCAAGTGCTCCCTCATTGAAACAGCTGATTGAGTTTAACAATGGTAATTTAGGCAAATGTCTTCTGGATGAATACAAATCTAAATCACCGTTTGAAGAAGACATTAGTGGACTTCCGGCAAAACCAAGAGATGCGCCACCACCGCCTATTCTACCCCAAGATTTTTTTCCATAAGACCAATAAAGTGCTCGTTCACTTTCATCCGCAGATGATCGTATTACTCTACCGTATAAAGCTGCTCTAGCAGCAACTTCACCTGCAGCAGCGCCAGGTGGTTTAACGAATGGGCTTCTTATTCCCAATGAATATGCCATAACTTATTTTACCTTTCTCTATTGAATGAATTAAATAGGGCGGTTATACCTTGATATTCGTCATAATATGGTATTCGTATTACTTTTCCAGGTGGTATTAAAAGAGTTCCCTTACCTAAATCATTTGCATGAGCAATGACATACCAAAGTGTTTCATCGGAATAGTATTCAAGTGCAAGTAAATCTAATCTATCACCTTGTTGTGAGATAATTTGAACATCTTGCATTCTTGTAAATTCAGGATAAAACAAACTGGAAAATCTACGAACAGTTCTTTCTGTTCCATCTGGATTTATTTTCTTTGCATTTGTTATTATGCTCGTTTGGTCATATCTACTTGGCATAAAAACCTCTATTATTTATAGACAATTCATACCAATAAATATGACCAAACTCACAATTAAATCATTTATTAAATACTATATTTATGGTGGAACCGGACCTGTAAATGGAACACTTGAACCCGTTGGAGCAGTTAAAATAACACCAGTTGCAGCATCAGCTATAACAATGCTCTTTAGAACTGGATCATTTGTTAAATCATCTGGAACTGGATTAGCAGACGATGTTGTTGCAATCAATGCAACATTAGTAGCACCAGCTTCTATTGGTGTATATTCCTTAGCATCCGGATCAGTTATTGAAACATTATCAAATGTTCTGAAATAATTAACAACCGTATCTGGAGTTGGTATAATACCATCAGCAGTTCCTGCAAGGTCATCATCATACAATTGATACATTGTTCCGTTAAATTGTGGTCTGTAAACACCTATTACAGTAAATCCAACAGATACTTGAATTGTTTTTGGCAATTGCAATACGCCAGGTTTAGATGCGTTTGCAGATGAGCCCGCCAAATCCCAATCCTCTTTCAATTGTGCAGTTTCCCATGTTGAACCAACATTATCAAAACTATATGACAATGAATTTATGAATCCAGGTGTTTTTCTAAACAGATGTCCTATATTTAATCTGCATAAAGGACCTCGGATAAAATGACCAACATACTCTGGAGCAGTCCAAGATGCAAGATAATTTAACTTACGCCAAGTTGCTTTCATTTCATCTCTTGATCCTATATGTATCGTGAAACCAAAGCTAACATCACGTTCATAATTATCATACATATAAACTGGATCAGCACGACCCATGTATTTAACAGCAGACCATCCTGGTTTATGATTATCAGTTATAGTATCAAATGCAGCTCTAAAAACTATTGCAGCTGCTTCTTTACCCTTTATCCTCGCAGTTGTAAAGTAAAATTCTATCAAATCTTGTGCACCAGGTAAACTTTCCGCATATCTTCCTGTTTCATATACATAATCACTATCAATTTTATTAGTGCTACCTCTCTTAAAATCTATAATGTTTATTCTATCACCTCTAAATTTATACCCTTGTCCTTTTTCTTTTGGAACGGCATATTTCCCACTACCTTTTGTAGATTTTTCGTAGAATATATTTGATTTGAATGGTAAGTTTCTTTGATTGCCGGGTTCACCTTGTTTTCCAAATCCATGATTTTTTTCAAGATTATATTCATGGTATCTTGCAACCTTAGCATCGGTTGAAAAATATCCAGGTGCAGTTCCTCTGTTTCCATCAGTATTATCCACATTATCTATATCATGTCTGAAATCGTTAAAGTCATGTGATCTACCACCCGTTCCTCTTTTTGCCTTTTGTAATTTACTATATGCAACAGTTGAAAATTGTTTATGTGGTGCATCCACTGGTTTTTGGTTGGATGGTGGCACAGAAGCAATAGTTTCTCCTTTTGTAAAACCTAAATTTGTTTTTCTTAATCTTTCAATAAATGGAACATATCTAGGATTGAATACATCTTTCTGTCTAATCAACCCAAGAACATTTGGTTGAATATCTAATACACCGTTTTCATAAGAATATGTAGATGTATCATTTTCGTATTTAGATCCGGATTCTATCAGGTATGACAATGCAGTTAATATACCACCAAACTTATTACCGGTTTCATTATTTTGTTTCTTCAATCTATTTGCATATGAATATGTGTCATCTGATCCACCGTCTCCAACCGATGCACCGGCATAGTATGTTTGAAACTGTGCAGTTTCTGGATAATTTGCAAGAATACCGTCAGTTCTATAATATGACAAATACGGATGACTAGCACGATTTATGTCTGTTGATCCCATACCCATATATGAATTTGGACCCCTTCCAGCCGCAGATAATCTCAATATCTTCGTTGATGTTGGAGCGGCAGGCGTATCTGTTATTTTTGCATTTAATGGTTTATTTGCTGATGGAATCAACTCACCAAGTAATGCAATTAAACGATTATATTTGTATGGGTATCTGTTACTATCAGATGGTGTATTCCCTCTAGGAATTTTTGTTAATTCACCATTATTCATTGGATTCATTTTAATGGTGGTTATTTCATATTTGTTCAAAGATTGTGCAGTTCCATGTGTAGCCAAAATATCTCCTTTTGGAAACTGCCCCATATTTCTGACGTTATCTATCAAAGAACCAACATTATACACATGATTTATTGGGAAATTAGATTCTTGTGTACCAGAATCATCAGGATCATAATCAACTATTGGGTTCATCTTATACAACATACTCTGACGTTCTTGCCAAAGTTTACCCTTTGTTGTCTTTAACCAATTTTCAATTCTCTTAACATCCAAGTCTCCAAATTCCGAAAACTTTTTGATTGTTTCATTTTTTACAACTTTAGATCCCTGTATACCATGAATTACAAACGGCTGTGGACTTGCACTATCAGTATTGTAGGCGGCATCCGGAAGAGAATACTTTTCATATTGTTCATCCAATGGTGATTTAGAAAAAGTAGATCCTTTAATTGCCCAATTATGCAGATAACCAAAATCACTGGTTTTTATACGTAATTGTTCCTCGTATGGTTCAACATAAGAACCAGCGGGTGCCTTTGTTTTTATATTCGGTATTTGATTGTCAAGTGTTGAATATAAATTACCATTTGCCCAAGGACGTTTACCAAGAGACAAAGGAGCAAATTTTTCAAACTTAGCACGGTCTCTATTTAATTCTAAAGATCCTCGGCGTGATTCTACATTTGAACGATCAACTGCAGAAGCATTCGCATCTAACGATGGGGATATTATAGGATATAATGTTCCATTTGTTAAAGTCATTTTTGCCAAAAATGCAGAACGAACTGTTGAGTTAAAACCAAAAAAGTTTGTTACAGGTATATCAACAACAGATGATTTATTTTGCCCATTTTCTGTTGCGAACGCAGAAAACGATGAATTAAATTTTGTCTGTGTTTTATCCGTAAAGAATGTATTAAATCCTCTAGCAGATTGTGTTCTATTATTCGCTTGAATATCGTCAATATATTGTTTACCTATTGGCTGTCTATTCAATCCAAAATAATTTACAGATTGTGCTTCACTTCTAGCACCAGCCCAACCAAATTTTGAACTGTGTTTTTTATTGTTATTTTTATCAACCAAAATAAATTTACTGTCATATAAAGCAGCAAAACTATGAAATCCCTCTTGTGTGTAAACCCCATTTATATCAAATGCATTTATAGTTGGTGCATCAATTGGTGTTCCAGCCCAAGTATATCCAGATGTTTCGTGTGTATATTCAGTCGCTAATGGCCTTGCACCGCCTTTCGGGAATATGTTTAATGTAAATCCAGTTGCATTTGAATCTGGAAAGAAATTTTGTGGTTGGGGGTATTTACCTTGAAATCCAAAACCTATTGGATATACAGATGATTCTGTTTTATATTCTGTATCAGGATTTCCAGATCCCTTTGGCATTATGTCAAGTGTAAATCCTGTTTGATTTTTCACCTGTTGATCAAAATAGTTTACACCAGCACCAGGTCTTCTACCAGCAAATCCATAAGTAGAAGTTTCGTGTTCGTATTCTGTATCCGGATTACTTGAACCCTTTGGCATTATATCTTGTGTAAATCCAGAGGCATTTGTATTTTCAAACCAGTTTGCAGGTTCTGATGGTCTATTTCCTACAAATGTATAAAATGAACTTTCGTGAAAATACTCCGTTTCAGGTGGTTTGCTTGAACCCTTTGGTTGAATGTTTAACGTAAATCCCGTTTGATTTTTTCCCTCTTTATCAAAATAATCAGTTCCTGCCTTTGGAAATTTACCAACAAAAGTAAATTCCGATGAATCTGGAACATACTTTGAATCGTAGATTTTTGCCTTTCTATGAAACCCTATTGTTGTAAATTTACCACCAATATCAAAATAATTAACCTCTGGTGATTCTTCTGGAGATCCATCCCAATCAAATCGTGAAGACTCTTTTACATATTTACTATCCAACATTCTTGCAAGTCTATGAAAACCAGCAGTTGTAAAATCACTACCCAAGTCAAAATAATTTACCTCTGGAGAATCTGATCTTTTCCCATCCCAATCAAATTCAGATGATTCTGGAATATATTTAGTGTCTCTTATTTGTGCAAAAGTATGAAAACCAACTGTTGTAAATTTTTTCGATAAGTCAAAGAAATCAACCGATGGTGCAGCATTTCTTGCACCATCCCAATCAAATACGGAAGATTCTTCTACATATTTTGAATCATATATTTGTGCAAATGTGTGGAATCCAATTTTTGTATTAGTTGAATTTAAGTCAAAATAATTAACAGCAGGTGCATCATTACGAACACCATCCCAATCAAAAATGGATGAACCGTGGATATATTTGGTATCATATATTTCTGCAAAATTATGGAAACCCGCAGTTGTATTCTTTTTAATCAAATCAAAATAATTAACAGATGGTGCCTGGTCTCTAGATCCGTTCCAATCAAAATCGGATGATTCTGGAATATATTTAGTATCTCTCAATTCAGCAAATGAATGGAATCCTACTGTTGTATTTTTACCGGTTAAATCAAAATAATTTACAACAGGAGCATCTTCCCTTGATCCGTTCCAATCAAAAAGTGATGATTCTGGAACATATTTTGAATCGTATGTTTGTGCAAATGTATGGAATCCCGTAGTAGTTTTTTCATTTGCAATATCAAAATAATTAACAAATGGGGATTCACTTCTAGCACCGATCCAACCAAAATCAGAAGAATCCTGTATGTATTTACTATCATATTTTTGGGCAAATTTATGAAAACCGTTTGTTGTATATTTGCCTAATAAATCAAAGTAATTAACTTCTGGTGCGTTTTGTGATGCGAAACCATCCCAATCAAATCTAGATGAATCCTTTTTGTAGAAACTTTGTAAAAATCCATTAAATGTTTGAAATCCCGCAGTTGTAAATTCATTGGATGAATCAAAGTAATTAACCACAGGTGCCTGAACTCTGTTCCCTTTCCACACATGATCCGAAACATCTAAAATGTATTTTGAATCTTGATATATTGCAAATTTATGAAATCCAGCAGTTGTTTTTGGAATAGTTGTATCAAAATAGTTTACTTCCGGTGATTGATCTTTTGTTCCAGGCCAAGTAAATGATGATGCATCTGGAATGTATTTACTATCATATGTCAATTGAAATGGAGTAAATCCTTCTGTTGTTGATTGCCCACTTAAATCAAAATAATTAACAACAGGAACTGCATCTTTTTTTCCAGGCCATCCAAATGTAGATGATTCAACATTGTATTCCGTTAGTAAAGGAGTTGCAAATGTTGTGAATCCGCTTACAGTCGAACCTTCTTGAACATCAAAGAAATTTACTGATGGTATTTTTATGAAACCATATGCCGATGAATTAGGATTGTAATTACTTATTCCTTTTTGTGCAAATTTAGTAAAACCAAATGAATTTACATCTGGCATAAAATTAACAGCAGGTGCAGAGTCTGCCAATCCAGTCCAAACAAATTGTGATGCACCTACAAACTTTGTATCGTTTAATTGTGCATTAGCATTGAATCCTATTGCGTGTATATTTGTAAAATTATTTACTTCTTGAACACCAACTATTGAAAATAAAGATTGAACCGGTTTCTCATATCTACCACCAGGATTAGTTGGTGTTATTCCATCAAGATTAAATTCACTATTATCTTTTTCATGTATAGAATTTTGTGAATATCTTTCTGATGTTACTTCTTGCAATGGTGTTAATTTATCTAATCTCGATGTTGCAACAAAGCGTATAGGCGGAATATCGTAATTTAATTCACTTTCATCTTCAAAATGATTTGTTCCAGCTTCTATCCTAACTATTTTTATATCTGGATTTACAACCAAACCTTGTTTTATAGTATTTGTTATTATGTTTGGTGTCTGTTCATTTCTATCAAATGATAATTCTTTTCGTAATAGTGATATATTTGGATTTATTACATTGTTGATAGGGGACAATAATTCTGTATCTATAATTGCAGATTGACCTTCTCTGTCAATGGATAGTGCGGTTCTATTTATTACCAAATTTGGATTGGTTATATTTCCACTTATATTGACCAAACCTTTATTGTCTGCAATTGATTGTCCACTACGATCAAAAGACAATACAGGTCTGTTTATTACTATATTTGGGTTGGTTATATTATTAGTAGTTTCAGATAAATTTGTATTTATCTCAGGACTTGTTATTTGACGGTCTATTGATAAAATTGATCTTTCTACTGAAATGTTAGATTCTGTATTATTTTGGCCAGGCGTTGTTCTATTTATTTCTATATCTGAATTGGTTAGGTTACTTGAAAGTTGTTCTCTACGTATTTCGGAGAACTTTGACATTATACTTTCCAATGGCGCAGAACCCAATCCTTGACTACGAATTTGTGAAGTTTGAGGTGAGTATTGTGAAATAGAATTTACCAACAAACTTTCTAATGAAGTTTTTATTGGATCAATACCAGCATTTGCAGCCAGTTCTTCAAGATTTCCTCCCGTTGATTCTGGTTTAATTATATCATCAAATTTGGTAGAATCCAATTTAGATGATATACTTTTAATGTTTGGTTTTTTTATATCATCAAGACCTGTTGATCCAAGTTTTTTAGTAACATCACTTGTTTTTGGTTTTTGTATATTAGGAATTTGTTTTATTAAACTGTCACTAATAGGTTGAACTGTTGCAAAGTTTTTAGCATTAGTTGCTTGAGAAGAATAATTTGTTGCTTTATCTTCACTAGTAACTTCCGATCTATATTTTGATAAATCTGATTTTAGGTCCATCAATGACATTAAATTTCCTCGTTATACCTTTTTAGTATAAATATGAAAATACTAAATTATTAAACCCGTCTTCCGTTACCAATGTTAGATGTTATGTTATAGGATTCTTTCATATTTAATGTAGATTTTATTTCTTCTATTGTTCTTTCACCAATGTTAATATATGTTGGTTGATTTGCGGCAGAATTTAATATATTTGCAATGTTATCTAATTTTGCCTCAACATTGGATAAGTTAATAGCAGGAGCGGAGGCAGCACCTTCACCACCTGATACCAAGGCAGATGGAACACCCATTGGTGTTTCTGAAACAGTTGATGCTCCTGATTCTGATTCTCCACCACCGAATAAACTTTTCATTGCTCCACCAACCGAACCCATTATTCCACCAGCAATTGATCCTAAACCACCACCCAAACTACCAACTATTTCACCTATTTTTTGGAAAGGTTCTAGTAACGCAGATATTTTTGAATCTATGCTTTGTAACACCAATAATTCAGGTGATTCGGCTTGCCCTTCTGCGGCACCACCGCCCATTGCGTCCATAGCAGCACCAACTTGTTGTGTTGCACTTGCATTAGCAACAACTGAACCCTGTGGTAATGATACAACCTCAGGTCCGTTTTCACCAACCAATGTTGCTCCACCTTTTTTGATAATACCACCACTAGCAGCGGCACCTAACATTTGAACTTCTTTCTGCAATCCTTCAACATCACCATCCATTGCCAATTGTTGTGCACGAGATCCATCTGGATAATCCTTTGGATTCATGGATGGACCACCACCCTTGGGGCCCATATACGCTTCATTGGCAGGATTCAATGCACCGGCAGATGCGGATTTTATAGGACTTGCTGATCCACCTTTCTTTGTTTCTTCTGCCTTTTTTTGGGTTTCTTCTTCAGCTTCATCGCCACCGATTCCAAAAAAAGAAAGAGCTCCTGAAACTTTATCGGTTATCTTTCCAATTGTTCCCATTAAATTATCAAACAATCCGCTAACTAAATCAAACGGTGCCATGATGAAATCTTTAATACCACCGCCAATTGTTTCTAAACCACCCATGAAATCGCCGCTAAACATTTGCACAATTCCATCTATAACGGTAGATACTAAATCAAATGGTGACATTAGATAATCTAATATCAAACCCCCTATATTCATAACATAGTCGCCAATATCACCGAATATGCCAGTTACAAAATCAAAAAAGTCACCAACAGATTTAGTTAAATTTGTTCCAAATATGGCATCTATTGCACCTGCAATGGCTGTCAAAATTGTTTTAGGCAATCCTATAAACAAATCATATATTATTTTACCAACACTATCGGCAGCACCCGCAAAATCACCAGTAAATAATTTAACTATACCAGTTATCACACTTGCAAAAATTTCAATGGGTTTAACAATAAATGCGGCAATTATAGTTCCAATCATTGTTATGACTGGTTTCATTTTTTCAAATATGCCTTTTATCGTGTCCATTATGCCCGCAGTTTCTTCGCCTTGTTTTGAAACAGGAAATAATGGTTCAAACGCTTTTTTAACGGATTCAAATACTTCACTAAATGTTTTTTTCAATAATTCAAATACATCGAATATAGGCGTGATAGCAGTTTCATATGCTATTTTTAACGGTGCAAGAAATGTATCTAAAATAGCTTGACCGATACTCATAAAGGTATCTTGTATTGATGTAAATATATCACCTATACTGCCAAATGTATCTCCTATTTCCCCACCAGCACTTGTGAAAAGCGAGAATACCGATGAAACAACATCAAATATAGAACCAAGTATTGTAAATACTATTTTGAATGGTGCTATAATTGCATTGAAAAGTATCTTACCCAAACCAACTACTATATCAAAAATTGGAGTTAGTATTGCAAACACACCATCCAATGCTCCGGTTATGCCACCAGCGGCATCACCTGCATCAAATAGACCATGTATCACATCAATAATTGGTGCAATGAAAGATGTTATCTTTTCCTGAATTTTTGTCATAATATCTGCAAATTGTTCAGCCATAGTTGCCGCTTCTTTTTCTTTTGCCATTTTTTCGATATATGCCTTTTGTTCGGCACTAGATGCCTTTTTCATTTCTTCTGCAAGTTGTTCTTGATTCATATTTTGCAATTCTGTTATTTTAGCAGAATCCAATCCAACATCTCTGTATTCTTGTGCCTTTGTAAGCATTTCAGTCATTTCTTCAACAGTCATACCCATTGCATCTGCCATAGATTTTTGTTGAAGTCTATTCATATTTTGAAACTCTTCCAGTGATCCAGCTTGATTCAACAATTCATCTTGCAATCCAGCAATGTCACCAGCAAGTGCAAGTTGTCTTGCAGAATCAAGATTTAATTGTTTACCAGTCAATACTCGGGCTTCCATTTCTTTTGCAAGTGATGATTCAATATCAAGCATACCGTCACCGATTGATTGGATTCTACCCAAATCTGTTCCAAGCATTTTTGCTTTTTGTGCTGCCTTGATAAGTGATTCCGTTCCACCTTTGAAAGCAACCGATACCGATTTTGGAACAGAAGCAAGTGTCTTCATTGCCTCTTTATCCGTCATCAATCCTTTTGCAAGACCAGTTCCTTTTTTGACAAGAGAACCCATAGATTCACCAGTCATAGTTGCAAGTGCCTTTATATTACCAATTTCATCTGCACTCATTCCAAATTTTTCACTCAAAACAGTTGCATCTTTAGCAAATTGTTCAAGTTCTTTATTTCCAGATTTTATTTGAGAAGCAACATCCAATCCACCCATCAATTCACTTACAATACCCATACCCTTGGCAACTTCTTTTGAATTTACACCAACGATTCCCATTTCTTGTGCCATACCTTGAGCAGCTTTGAAAGTTTCTACTGCATCTTTTTTGGTTCCACCAAATGCCTTTTGCATATCGGAAACCGCCTGGTCAGCTTTATTAAATTGCTCAACCATTGTATCAAAACCACTTTTTAATATGGCAACCAAACCTGCAACAGCAGCAACCATCAAAACTATAACTGCCTGTGGTCCTGTCATAAGTGTTTTTCCAAATGCCTTGGCACCATCTGAAAGTGCAGCCATACCTTCTGATCCACCTTGTTTGAATCCGGCAACTACATTTGACATAGTATCGCCCAAATTCGTTTTAATATCTTCGGATAATTTATCAACACCAAGAGTTTTTGCAATCATTTCGCCACCTGGTAAATTTTTTACGGCACTAGACACCCCATCTATTAAACTCCCTATCGGTGACGACTGTATTGCGTCTTTCATCATTTTTGTTGTTTCAAGCACCTTTGCCATGTCTTGAGCCATTTGCTTATTAAGCATATTAGACTCTGTTTTTATGGCAACTTCTTCATTCAAAAAGTCTATTTCTTTTTGTAATAAAGCAACCGTTTCCATATTTCCAAGGTTTTTCGCAGTTACGAGTTCTATGGCAGCTCTATCAAGTCCCCTTTGTTCTGCTGCAACGCTTAGTTCTACAAATTTACCTTCACGGGCGGCGGCTTCAGCAACAGCTCTTTCAGCCACATTTTTTGTTATCAATTGTGTTGTATTTGCAAGTTCTTGAGCTGCTCTTAATACTTCCCCACCTTCTTTTGCAGAATTTTCAGCGGATAATTGTAAAAGGTTTGTTACATCATTTTGTTGTTCTTTTACCTTTAACAGTTCTTCTGCATATTTTTTTTCATCCCCTATTGATTTTACTACATCATTGTAGGTTTCCAACATTTCTCGCTTAACATCACTTGCCTTTTTCAATATAAGTTCATTTTCTTTTTGAGCTTTTAATTCCTCTGTCTGGATTTTTTGAACTTCACGGGTTGTTTTTAATGCATCTTCTGCATTTTTATTGGATCTTTCTTGTAATTCTGCTCGTTTTTCATCACTTTCTAACACTTGTCCGGTTATAGAAACTATTTGTTTTGTTACCCCTTGTCTTTGTTTTTCTAATTCTAATGATCTAGATTGAATGTTTGCAACTTCTTCAAGATTCAAAACATCAGCGCGTGAAAGTGTGACAAGTTTATCACGGAGATCAATAAGTTCCCGTGTTATATCAACTTCTTGTTTTCTTAAACCGGCGAGAGCTTCCGCATCTCTCCTTGAAATATCTTCTGCCATAGTTTCATTTTATATTAAAAAAAAAGGTTCGTATAGATAAATATACGAACCATGATTATTTTACCGGGTAAATGTTGGGACTGGCCTCTTTCTTGCATTATATTGTTCTGTGTCTTTTTTATTTTTTTCTTCCATTATTTTAACAATTTGTTTTATGTAAAATCGTCTTAAATGTATTGGTAGATTGTAAACGTCATTCCAAGTAAATCCACCCTGACCGTAATAACAAAGACTAAAAATTTCCTCATGCAATCCAATTCTATAATTAGGATCCAGGCCAAAAAAATGAAATCCCAATCGGGATATCCATCTCCTTTACTTCACCAGTTGCATCTGAAACAAATGTATATGTTAAATCCAAATCTGGTGATATTGATTTAATATACTGTCTTAATGCTCTTGAATCTGCTGCAAACAACTCATTATCAACAAAATTATTTATAGCAGCTCTTCCTGTCTCACCATCAATTGATGTAATAATATGTTTGAGTCTTGTTGTTAATTCCCTATCAATTCCAGTTTTCATACGATTTTTGTTCATGGCCTTTACTTCTGCCTGAACTTCTTTGTCTAATCCATGTGTCATCAATCGGAATGTAATAACTCTTTTAGATGTAGGCAATTCAAAGTCAAATTCATTTTTTCCTGCCTCAAATAAGCTATAATCGACCTCCTTGTGCTCGATTTGAGTTAAATCTATTGTTAATTTTTGTTTTGTTCCAGGAGAAAATGGATCATCTACTTCAACTACATAATCTTTGCCATAACCTAATATACGAGCTGCAACCATAATTGCGTTTTTATCACCAGTGTATAACTCATTATAGTTGATAGGTGTAACAATCAAAGACTCAAACAATTTATCCAAAACAACACCCTGTTTAATTAGATTCTGTGATGTTAAAATGTCTTCTTCTTTTGCCGTCATATACTTCATTTCAATAACACCGGCGGCCAATGGACTATCGGGAGGATAAATATATCCCTTGGATGGCAATGGTATTATTTCAGTAGGGAAATTTGTTTTTTTAACAGAAGTCTGTTTATGTTCTGCCAATAATTGCGCTTTAATATCAGCATCAGATAGTGGTCCTTCTGTGGGTATTTCATACCCGGTTGGAATTTTTGTCATAACTAATCCTATAACATAGTTTTTAATAAAACGTTTTAATATACAAGTATAAATATGGGTATACCGAAAAAATCAGTATACCCGTATTTCAATTCAATTTCAATATAATAATAAAGATTGTATTAGTATTGAAGGATAGCATAGTCATATGCAAGTGTCAAAGATATTTCAACAAATGCATCGGATGACCAATCCATATCACCAAATGTTGTGCCAGTGATAAATGCACCTTTGAGTGTCCATTCTTCAACTTTATCACCAACCGGACCAAGAATGTGAAGTGTTATATCTTTCTTGTAGAAGTCAGAATAACCATCACGACCTGTTACGGATTCATGTGATAAACGCACCCATTCCATTACTGCTTGAGCAGCAGACGGAACAATAGGATCATACAATTTAATTGAAACATCTTGCCATTCACCCTTTCCCTTAACTTTTCGTTTCACATTTATATGGTCAAGCGTGATTGGGTTGAAACTGATGTTTGGTCTACCTGCACCTTTAACCAAATAGGCAGGAACGCCTTCAACATACAGAATAAATCGGTTCTGTAATTTTGGTTCAAACGGTGTGAAAAAAATTTCATTGGGATCGAGTAATTCAGCCATTTATATCTCCAAATTAAAAATGTTCTTTTACATAAATATAAGACTATTAAAAAATGTGGGGAGTGTATTTCAACTCCCCATTTATTTTAATTAAGCACCAGGGAACGCAGCACCAGTAGACTGAATGTTGAAATCAAGAATGATAAATTCAGCGGTCTTGGCAGGTTGTAAGAACAACTGTCCATAAAGGATGTTACGGTCAATGATGTCAGGTGTATTGTTTGATTCATCCATGATAACACGGAAAGCATACAAACCTTGTCGTTGTTGGATTGATTCAAGATATGGTGTCACAATGTTCAAGAAACGAGTTCTTGTTTGTGATGTGTTTTGTTCAAACACAAGGTATCTCGTAGAAGAAGCAATAAACTTCTTGGAAGCAATCAACAAACGGCGAACATTGATACGGTCAAGTGCAGATGGGCGACCTTGTAATGTCTTTTGACCCCACACACATACGCCTGTTGCAGGAAAAACTGCAATAGGATTGATTCTTGCCTCATACAATGTATCTCTTTCTGTTTGTGTCAATCTTGATTTCACTTCAACGACTTCTGTTAGTCCACCACGATTCAAACCAGCAGGAGCAAACCATTCAGCAGATACACGGTCATTGAAAGCGATTACACCCGGAAGAACAACTGATGGTGGAACCCAAACAGGTTTGTTTCTATCCATATCTATAATTTTAACCCAAGGATAATATGTTGCAGCGTAGTTACTGTCAAATCCTTCTGTTGTTGCAACTGCGGTTGCAATGTTGTCATTGATACCAGTTGAATCCATCACATAGAAAGCATCACCACGGTCTTCACATATATCTTTAGCATATGATGTCAATGCGGAATGCAATGAGTGAAGAATACCTGGAGTTGCAATCATGTTAATATCAAATTCGTCTGCATTAGAAACTGTTGCGACTGCCTTCTTATATGAAGTATATCCGGTTGTAGATGAATTTGATATATCAAATCCTTGTGTGTTTCCGGCTTCAATATATGAACCAAGTTTCTTTTGAAGATTTGGTTTATGACCATCGAATCCACCCTGGAAAGGCACCATAAATTTACGAGAATCCAGTGCAGTATTTGTTGTTAAATCTATTGATGAACTATATGCAATTGCAGATGTTGGGAAGTTAGCACCAGGATCCTGTTGGTAATCGCCCAAATAGAAATCTGTATTACTACCAGTTGTTTGGTTTGCAATAATTGGAAGTGGTCTCAAATAATTAAAGTTATCGGTATTTACGAAATCATAATTGAATCCCCAATAAACTCTCCTATTGTAAGAACCACCTGCTGTTTGTGCAGATACATAAGAAGCTGCAGCAGGTTGTGAAAATCCACTTGGTATGGGTGATGTTAAAGAACGGAATCCGAATGGAACAAGATTTGGTGATACACCACCATTAGCAACTGCCTCTGTTGCTTCAACACGAAGATATTTTGATTTATTTGAATAGTCACCATTTACGATAACTTTTCCATCATCATTTACTGTCAAATATCTATCACCAATAACTCTTGTGATATATTTTGGAGAATTTGGATCAAGATTACACTTAAATTGCTCTACCACAGATGGTCTCAAATCATCATCTTCACTTGTAAATGGTGTCTGTGGGAGTTTAGATTGATCAACAAATCTAACAACAACATCAAAGTCACCGTATTCAGAACCAGCAATTGTGCCAGCAGGACGAATGTTAGATATACCAACTTTAATCTCATAATTTGCATGAATACCATGAGAAAGTGTGTGGAAACGGAAAAGATTTGTTGCTGAACCACCAACTTTTTGAGAAGTGATATATGGTGTAGATGCTTCAAGATAATCATTTGTGAAATCCCACGGAGAACCAGCTGATCCTGTTTCCATAATAATTGTGGTTGATGGATCAGATGCAAGTGATGACGATGCGGCTTTCTTAAAAGCAACATAATTGTAAACTGCATGAGTTCCATAGGGATTATATCCGAACATATCACCAATATATGCTGTGCTTTCTGGATTTATTGATAGTGAAAATTGTTGTCCATTTTCATCGGATGCATTTGTAAATGCACTTTGATCAGTTTGGAATCCACCGGAAATTACAAGATTGAAACTTCCACTTGCATTTGCAGATATTGTTGATTTAGCAAATAATGAAGTTGCATCGCTATCTGTAACAACAAATGTTGGGTGTAAAAATGATATTAACTGTTTACCCCATGAACCAGTTGCAACAATTGCAATAGGATGTTTAACTGAATATCCACCAGATCCAAGAACACGAACAATAGTCGCACTTCCGGCATTATTTAAGTAGTTTTTTGCAGTGTAAGGTAAATATGATTGTTCATATGTTCCACCAAATCTAGTCACAAAGTCACTATATCCTTCAACTAGAGTAGGAACGAAGGCTGGTCCTTTTAGCGTTGGTCCTATCAATGCCGCACCAATAGCTCCAATTCCTTGTGGAAGAAATGAGAGATCATTTTCATTGGTAAACACTCCAGGACTTACAATTCTTTCATTAGCCACTATTTTCTCCAAAAAATTATAGAATTAAGTCTTCATATAAATATGAATGAAAAAGTCCAAACTATGATTTAGATGGGATAAATTTTCCAGAATCTAAATCTAAAACACCATCACCATATTTTTCATTTAGTGACTTTACCAAATCAGTTTCTTCTTTTTGCAATCCGTCATATCTTTGAAAAAGTTGTTCACGTAAACTGTTCATCTGTTCTAATCTTTTATTCAAAATATACAATTCTATTTCAACTTGTCCAAGTTGTGCAGTTGTTGATGCATACTTTGATTGTAACTCTTTAACAACAGTAACATCTTCTTGTGAAAAATCTTTTTCCATAACAATTTCAGCATTCTCAGCCATATAAAACCTCGTTTAATAATAAGTAAAATAACACATATAAATATCAATCATTTTCTTCAGGATATACTCCTGGTGCTTTTCCTTCTGAAATTGCAAACAATCTCTGTTTACGCAATTCCCATTCTCTCAATCTAGCGGCAGCATCATCATTCAAATTACCAAATTGTGATCTACCTGTTCCATCACCCAATCTAGAACGACTTGGATCCTGCATTGAATTTATGTCACCAAACAGTTCCGAAACAAAATTTATTCTATTCGGTGTAATGAGTCTCTTTGTTGTTGATTCAGCTGCAATGTGTTTTGGTAATAGATAACCATGAACAACTATTTGAAACGAAGCTCTGATAACTCTATCTTGTCCCGTTGTATTATTATCCTCAATTGCAATAGAATCCATTATAGTTGAAAACTTAAAATAATTTTTATCACCGAATGCTTGGCCGGAATACCAAATAAAATTTTCAATTATGTAATTTAATTGATCCTGATATTCACACCATACTATGAAGTCATATGAAAGATCAACATAATCAGGCATAGGTGTAACAAAGTATTCATACGGTCTCTTTTTACTTTGTTGTGTGCTAAATCTGTCATACGGTGCAGTTCTATTATATCGTTGTTGCATTACATATGCAATTTGATTTGTTGTTGCAACTTTATTTCGTCTCAAATCTGAACGGAATGATACACTTGATCTTCTAAAGGTTATCAAAGGAACAATAGTTTTTCCTTTTTTATCCTTTAGAAATCCGTCTTTTTGAATGGATGCCCATTTTTCTGCATTTGCATAAATAGTTGGAACGGATATTGATTCAATTCCATCCTCAACTTTTATCATCATCTTTTGATTAACAAATGATTTAACCGAAAAATCTATATCATATAATGTTATACCAACATTTCTAGTTTTATCTTTATCTCTACGGGTTTGTAAATGCCTACCTTTTCCTAAATCTTCTCTGGGATGTTGTTCAGAATTTACATCATCTATGAAAGAATCCCTTGTTCTTCTTAATGGTGGTTTTCTATATTTACTAGAGTTCTTCATTATATGTTTCTCGGTATATCATTATTATCGTTTGGAATTGCAGATCTAAATTCTTCTATGTTTATTCTAGACCTTCTCGTCAAGTGAGTGTTTGCTATAATAGATACATTATGACCCCATCGTTCAGTAGCAAAAGAATAGTCAGGATTTTTTCCACCGAAAAATTGATTTTCTTGAATTGCATCAACTTCCCAAAAATCACCATTATATTCTATAACATCACCAACTTCAACAAATATATCAACTTCTTTCAAATACTCTCGTATAAATGCAAAATTTGCCGCCTGTTGATAGTCTTGACCAAATTCAGTTCCTTCATATGTTTGTGGTTGATAATCTACCAATGCCGATATTTTTATTGGCAAATGATATACTTTCTTATCCGATTCATTATACAAATTTGTTTTTGTATCTTCTATTGATAGTTTGTAAATAGCAACTTGGGTATCAATTATATCAACCACTAATTCCATATTAAATTTATGAACAAGTCCTGCATCTCTTTGACCGTGAAATAATGGCATTTTGTTATCCTATGTAAATCGCTAAAGGTGTCCCATTCAAACTAGCAGCAAGTGCCTCGGTTTCTAATCTTTTCGCTTCAAGTAATTTACTTCTTGTCATTGTATCTAACATTGTTCTTAATTGATCCACTAATGCTTGTTTTTCTGTTCCAGCTGCACCCAATAAATCTGCAGCATTTAAGGTTGTTTCCCCATTTGGTATAGGTATGCTACCATATTTACCTCTAACATACCCCAACATTTCTTTTGCTAATGCCAATCCAAATGAATATATCCAACTCTTTCCAACAGAATTTATTTGTGAATATGTCATAAAATCATAAGGAGCGTTTGACATATCAGAAACTTGTCCATTTGGATATTTTAATGGATTACTTCTTTCCTCTTTTACAATATATTCTATCCACAATTTGAAATCTTTGGTTGGAACTGGAAATATCCTCAATTCATTATCTATTATTTCAAATGTAAACGCAGATTTACGCATCAAATCGTTAAATTCTATGGCCTGAATACGCAATAAATCTGCATACATAGGCATTAACATAAAAGATACACCAGTGGAATATGCACCAAATCCAAATGTATCAAGCATTGCCTGATTGCCTAAGTATGGATCATAAAAACGAATTGATGCTGGTGGTCCATAGTGGTGAACTTTTTTAATTTCTATTGAACCAGATGGAACCTTTACATCACGAATGAGTGTATCCAAATCATATCGTTGTTTACCAATTGTTATATCAATAGATGACGAATAGAATTTAACATTACCGTTTGTAAATGTTTCGGATCCATATTCTGTTGCAAGTTGAACAAGTCCACCCATGTTGGTTGATATGTTTCGTTGTGTTAAATTTGATCCAGTTGATGATCCCATCAAACTCAAAAGATTTTGTTGTATATTGAATTGATTTACATGATAGGAATACTCATAAACTGCTTCTTCAAAACATGTATAAAAATTTACATCTTGCAATTCAACATCAACGAGTGGATAACCTAATCTTTTAGCACACCAATCCGCAAAAGGATCGGCTTCTGCTTGAAAATGCGCATCTGCATCAAAAGTTCCAAACGGTGTACTACCCGTAGTAAAACTTGAACTACCAGGCCAAATAGGAATTTCAGTCATTTACTTCTCGGTTTTTGTTTCTTCAAAATACTTCAATATATCATCAACAATAGGATGACGGTGGTTTGTTTTTAATTCATATACCCCCAACCCATTTATTTTATCCTTCATATTAAATAAATATGGAAGACCAGAATCTTTTTTCTGTTTTAAGTCTATCTGTGATATATCTCCGGTTAAAATCATTTTTGAATTTATACCAAGACGAGACAATATCATTTCCATTTGTGGTTTAGTTACATTCTGCGATTCATCAACTATCACACAAGAATTTACAAATGTTCTACCACGAAGAAAACTAATTGGAGCAATTTCTATTTTATCTTCTGCCATTAACTTTTCAATTTTTTCTTTATGATAAAGTTGAAACATATTTGCCTGTATAGGAGACAACCAAGGATCCATTTTTTCTTTTATATTACCCGGAAGAAATCCCAAATCTTCATTCGATACCGTTGGTCTTGTTATTATTATCCTTTCTACTTCACGATAGAAAAAACATTCGAGAGCAATTTGCGTTGCCAGTAATGTTTTACCGGAGCCAGCTTTACCAACGAATACTGAAATTGTATCACGAAGAGCATCTGCCTTTATTCTTTTTTGTTCCTCATTAAGAGTAAGTTGGAACTGTATTTTATTTTTAATAGTTTTTCTTCCTTTTTTTATACCCGTTGTGTTAAGACTTGAAAGTTCTTCTTCACTCAACAAATGTTCTTTGTTATTAATTTCCTCGTTATGTTCAGAACTCATACTAGCTCCTATAATAATTTAGAAAGGGTGTCTCCCATTGATTTTACGTCAGCTTCAATTTTGGAAAATATATTATCCAATTTCTCAACTTTATGGGTCCATTCAAAACCTACAATAGCGATAAATTCCGATCCTTTTAATATCGGATAAACCACTGCTGATTTAGACCCTCTCTGTGAAAAAAATGCTTTAGTAATTAAGTCCTCTATATTATCTACAACAGGATATACCGCCTTATGATTTACTACATCTTCAACGAAGTTTGAGTAAAGAGACATCGGTAAATTTTGATATTGCTTAAACTCCGTGCTAACCCCTTCATCGAGTGATTCAAATGAGGTTGAGAGTTTGGTCATTGATTTGCCTGTTTTGTATTTACCACCGTTGTGTCTTTGAAGAATAAATGCACGCTGACATTTATATTCTTCTAACAGTTGGTCTAATATGGTTTGGATTAGTTTGGAATGAGAAATCTCTCGGTCAATCTTTTTTTGTTTATATTCACCGTATTTGTATTTTAGGAACCAAGAAAGGAAAACACCGAGAAGTGTAGCCATACTGGATACCGCCAATTTTATTATGTCAATATATTGAAGTTGAGTTTCCATTTGTAATAAATAGCAAAGTGATAATAAAAAAGGGTGACAAATGCCACCCTTGATGTAAATTTATTTTTGTATAATTACTTCGCAATATAAATTAAATTTCCATTCTTTATCTTAAATTTTCCATATGGTTTATATGATTCCTTAACACCTTTTCTAATTTCACCTGCAACATCACTTTTATTAACAACATCAAACAAATTAATTACTATATTTGCACAAGTCCAAAGGAAAAGTACGGTGTGTATATGATTTACTATTTTTACACCGATTCCTAATCCAGGAAATAATATACTTGCAACCATATCTACCTGTACTTCTTCATATTTTTTCTTTACATAAATTTCAACAAATTCACCGAGCATTGTTCCAAGTAATTCAAATGCAAATGCACCAGGACCACCTATTTTGGATGTAGCGTCTGAAAACAATCCAAGTATTTTTGGAGCAGCTGCTTTAGCAACAACTTGTCCTAATTTGGCAAGTGGCATAAAAACCCATTGTATCAATTCAATAGCATAATGTATTACTTTTTTTAATGCAGGATTTTTAATAGCATCGTCAAGGTGTTCCACTGCATGACCTTCCGAAAGTCTGTTTCTTCTTTTATTTCTTTGAAGCAATTCTGTAACTACTTGGTTATTTGAGAGTAATACATTTCTTTTATGAATTAAACTTTCCAATTGAGGAATTGCATCCAAACCTTTTTGTGCTGCACTTGCATCTACTTTTGGTTCTTCTTGTATATTGCCATTACCGGCCAATACTTCTTTTTCCCAAGTTGGAGAAGTAACCCATGATGCATACCATGATGTTGTCCACCATTTGCCAGTTTGATATAATTCTTTCATTTCTTTAACAAAGTCTGGATCTCCAATTATTTTTTTATCTTTCAATTTACCCATAATTTCATCTGCAGAAATAGATCCACCTTTAAGCATACCACACAATTTATCTAAACCATTTTTTGCAGAATTGATTACTTCTTGAACCAACTCTTTGAACTCTGCCCATATCGCCTTCAATTTACCCCATCCACCGGCAATAGCTTCTTTAGCTTTGTTACCCAATCCTTTCAAACCATCCCATATATCGCCAAAGAATCCTTCTTTCAATCTTAATTCTTTTTCTGATGAATTGGATATAATTCTTACATTTCTATCCAAAGAACGAATTGATGATTCTGTTAATGATTTTGTTTTTGTTTTTGAAAATAATACTTTTAATGCCTTTTGTTCATTTACTGTAAAAACTTTTGATTTTAACAATGAGAGTATTGCTTGTTCATCAAGTGATATTGCACCTTTACGAACTGTGTCAAATCTTTTGAATGTATTTCTCTGTGAAATTTCTTCATTCATAAGATTTAATAGATAATTTGTGTCTTTAATTACTGATTTCATATTTGATTCCAACGGTTTGAGATTTATCATAATATATTAAATAAATATAAAATTAAAATAAAAAAACCCCATAAAAATTTACGGGGTTTGATTTCTTAACATTGACTTAACTTATCTTCTCTTTAATTTACTATTGAGTATTTCAGCAACAATTGGTTTAAGTAATCGTGTTAATTTTTCTTGAAGTCTTTGTTTTTTAACTTTCTTAACATAAGATTCTTGTAATCTTTTTTTATTTTTTGTATTATATTCAACAAGTTTTTTAATTACAGATTCTCTCAATGGTTTTAATCCACGACGCATTTGATAATATGATTCCATTTTATCTTTTACATCTTGACTATATGGTGGTTTAATATCTATTTCACCAGCTGCAATCGCCTTAGCAACGGCATCAACTTCTTTACCGTTAATAACTGGCATTTCAATTCTTGCAGGTGCACCTGGCATAATATCTTTTGGCAATTTATCTGCATTCGCCATTATTGTCTGTTTTCCCTTTTCAAAATCACCATCGCCCAGTGTTTCCATTGCCTTTGTTACGTCTTCTGGAGTTATTTTATTCTCTCCGGCTGTAAAACCTTTTTCTTTCCATTCGTCTATCAATTTTCCAAATACAGGACCTTTGAAATCCGCGATGTTACCCTTTCCAGCATTTCCACCACGACCAAATTGACCGACTGTAATGACATTTAGAGCACTAACAAGTGCTTTGCCTGGAAGTTCAATTTGAGTTGCCAGTATCTTTGCACTAGGATCAGCAAGAAATGTTGCTGCCCACCTGTGGTGGCCATCCATAATATATGGTGGACTATCACCCGAAACTATTGATTCCAAATCGCCTCCAGGTCCACCAGTAAAAATACCGGTTTTATTTATCATACCAATTGCCATACCCAATGCCTTTTCAGGAATAATTTCAGTTTGTGCAGCTTTCAATTCACTTGCCGAAAATGGCTTTTTAGATCCAGGAGCAGCATCGTCTTTTGGATCACCGTCTTTTGTTCCTGCACCGATAGCGGCCTTTGCCGCATCTTTTGGAACTTTACTTAATGGTAAAACACCGGTAGTTCCTAGAATTTCATCGTCTTCAAACAGTCTTCTCTTTTTGTTAGTCTGTCTCATATCAATTTCCCATTATTACTAAAAATTACATATTTGTAAAAAGAGTGATCCGTTTGAACACTCACAAATAAATATGTTTCAAAATAAAAAAAACAAAAAAAGAGTGAGATTTTTCTCACTCCTTTATTTTAAGAAGTCCATTCAAATTTGCTATTACCGGTGTCCCATATTTTCATATAACCAATTTCATTCATTATTTGACTTTCAGTTTTATTTTCATCATATCCCATACCAATCAGTTTATGTTTTGCAAATTGAAATCTATTAAATCGTCTCTTTCCCTTTGCATAAAAATATCCAGGTTCGGTATTCCCACTAAAAGTAAATCCAATTTTAGTATACATATTACCAAGTGACCAATCTCTATTTGCATACGATAAAATACGTATAGGTTTATACTTCAATATAAAATTATTTAGTAATTTACTAGCGCCACCAACAACAACTGTATTTAGTTTGGAACTAAACCTTAATAATTCCCAATTATCATCCTTCGATGTATGACCAACAACTTTTCTCAATTTTCCAAATGTCATTATAGATACCAATTCGTTATCATAAAATAAACCAATTCTTACTTTTGAAACACACGACCCCTGAATATGTGTTTGGTTTAAGAATATCTTTGCTTCATTATCACCAACTTCTCGTATCTCACATTTCCTAGCATATATTCGTTCATCCGCCTTATTTAACAATACTTTAATCATAGATTTTACAATTTCTTGTTTTCTAACCCACCAATCTTCCCAAATATAAATCAATCTATATCCATGATATTCCATTTCTTTTAATTTTGAAATATGATATTGTCTGTTTTTGTATTTATCACTATGAAAGGTTAATCCGTTATACTCAATACCGATTTTTAGATTATGATTTATTATATCAATTTCCTTACCGTGTAATAAAGTTATATCATTTTGTAAAAAACCATTTTTCAATGAATTGACATACCCAAATAATTCTTGTTGTGCAGTTGATATTTTGGGAGAAAACCTTTTGCCGTCTCTTTCCATTCTCTTTATTGCACTCTCCCTCATTTTCATTCTACTATCAAATGAACGGGATTGGACACCAACCTGCAATGCAGTATTGTGTCCCGATAAAAAATCTCTAGCATATATTCTACCGTTGGGTGTGACTATACCGCCTTTTATTATTTTAACATTATTACCACATCCGCACTTACAAGTTGGTGGTATGCCATTAAAACTATGTTTGATGTGGTAATCCACATAGTTCATGTTATGATTTGATATGTGGTGCATCAATTTTTTATGTGATTTGAATTTAACACCACATTCCAAACACAAAATATCACCGGCATTATCGGATAGATTTTCTTGTATTATTTTTGGTCTAAATTCACCAAATTGATCCACATATTTTTTTGTATTGTAATCTTTATGTTTATTTTGTAGGTGAGTTCTAAACCCACCGACTGTAAAAATTTGATTACATAGTTTACAAGTGACGGGTGTTTTATCGATTTGACGTTTCATAATACCTCTAATATAATTATTATTCCTTAATATAAGTATTATGTTTTTAATTTCAAAATGA